CAAATTTGGAGTCAGGCCAATAAAACATTCGACGAATACGGTAATGTAACTAAAGTTGGTATAAATGGATTCAAAGCGTATCGTAGCAAATGGGAAGAGCATCCTGACCGTGATGAAAAATGGGCCAACGGTATGCGAGCACAGTTAGGAGAAGAACGTTTCCGTCGAGAAATGGAATGCGAATTCATTATCTACGACGAAACACTAATCAATCCAATCATGCTGTTAGAAATGGCCGGGATAGATCCTGTTGAAAGACAGGGGCAAGTACGTTGGTATAAACGTCCCGAACGCGACAAAACATATGTAGTTGCATTAGACCCAAGTTTGGGCACTGGATCAGACCCAGCAGCCATACAGGTATTCGAACTACCCGGTCTTAAACAGGTAGCAGAATGGAGTCATAATAAAACTATTATACAACGTCAGGTTGTGATACTTAAAGAGATTTGTCAGCATATCACAGAAACAATCGGCACACAAAATAGTGTGTATTATAGCGTTGAAAATAACACCTTAGGTGAAGCAGCTTTGGTTGTAATTAGCGAACTTGGAGAAGAAAATATTGCCGGAGTCTTTTTAAGCGAGCCAAAACGCGGTGCAACTGGAATACGATATCGTAAAGGATTCACTACTACCAATAAGTCAAAATTAGCTGCGTGTTCAAAGCTTAAAAGTTTAATTGAGACTAAGCGTATGACTATAGCCAGTAAAGCCCTGTTATCAGAACTAAAAACATTTGTAGCCAGCGGTAACTCATATGCAGCCAAAGTTGGAGAAACAGATGATCTAGTAATGTCTACATTATTAGCAATACGTATGATGCAAATGTTGCAAAATTTTGATGCTGACTTGGATGCTGAAATTCGGGATGGGGCAGACAATTTCATTGAGCCTATGCCATTTATAGTGTTTTAAATGATACTAACGGAAATTAAACATAAAAGACTTTATCAAATTGATGAGGTATTACCACTAACATTACTCAACGAGTTGGAATCAACAGATTGGAGTTCAATCAATTGGACTAAACCGATTAAACAAGAAACTTGGCCGCGCCGCAGCCTAGACAGCAGCGTCCCTGTACTCAAAAACGTAACCAAATACATAGAGGGTTTACAAGAAGAAATAGGTAATTTAATTGGAATAGAGTTATTTTATCCGGGTACTGCTTGGTGGTTCGACGAACCGGGATTTACAGTAGCAATGCACACAGACGGGCACTTACCTGCTGCTATGCAGCTTTTTTGGGTAATGCCCACAGAAAATCACGGTACAGAATTCTATTACGATTATAAAACATCGCAGCACAAATTTAAGTCTATACCAAACACAGGTTATATTATGCTTAATCAATTAGACCCCGACGGGAGCCAACCCTTGCAATGGCACAGTATGACAAATCCTGTTCCCACTGACACTATACGAGTTTCTAGCTATACCACATTCGGCAAGTACGACGATAAATAATACTATGAAAGAAATAGAATCCATTGCATCCGCATTATTTGATAAAATACGCTCACGTTTCCCTAATGTAACGTTGGGCGACGAATCAGCTAAGGCCACTTCTGATCCATCAGACGCACGTTTTTTTAACTTTGTGTACTCCAGCAGCAACGGCGGAGAGTTTGGCAAAGTAACCATAAGTCTAATAGACGAAACCAGTTTAAAAGTATATTTTGGCACAAACATCAGCGGTGAAATGGATCGCGAACAACGCAAAGAATGGTACGAATTTTTACGTAATTTAAGACAGTTTGCAAAACGAAATTTACTCACATTTGACACTAGAGATATTAACAAGTCTAACTTAAATATCAACGACGTAAAGCAACAATCCAAAACAGACAATGTGTACACCACTAACGATATGCCGGTTGTGGAAAGTCGTCTTTATGGCACACCCGGTCGCCCTTATAATAGCTTTGCAGATAAAGGTCAAACTAAACTTTTAATTCGTCACGCTGATAAAGTCAATGACGAAGTACGTGGTGCAAGAGGCCGCCGCATACAAGAAATCTTTTTAGAAACTGACCGAGGCGAACGCTTCTTACTTAACCATACAAATTTACACGGTGCATATGCAATGGCAGAGCACATAAATCAAGGTGGGTCATTGCACGACGAAATTGCTGAATACATTGATAATATTGTTTCTGAAATGGCAAGTATGAAACACTTTGTACGTGCCACTAAGCATAGACAGTTCGAAGATAAAGAAACATCTGAGATGACACAGGCGGCCATTCGCCATTACTACGATCATAAAGAGTTGTTGCAAAAACTAAGCAAACCTAAATTTTTTGAAGAATTTAAAACGCAGTACCAAGTAGAAACAGCATCCGATGAAGAAGTAAACATTGATGATTTACGTGAGCGTTTTGTTAAGAAAGTATATGATGATCGGTTTGATGCAGCATTGCCTATTGTTGCTAAAGCGCACAGAAAATACAAAACCCAAGCAGCTGGACGACTTGGTAGTGAGCTTGATGAATGGGCAGACGAAGTAACTGAAGCAGCTTGGGAAAAACCTGGGTCGCCTGACAAGATGCAAGCACTACGCAAATTGCTAGCAACACCGTTGCTGATTGGTATAACTGGTGTAGACGCAACATCGAAACTTAGTCCGATGTTGGGGGATAATCCTGAATTTACTGATCTAGAGGATTCCATATACGATTTGTATCAAAGCCAGGGCCCAGATGCAGATGCTACAGGATTAGTTAAATCCTGGTTACGAGATTATATGCCTGACATATACGGACAAGTTGTATCAGATTTAGAGCAAACTGGTAGAGAATCTCAAACCAATTGGGATCAGCCAACCAGTCCACAACAGGCAAATAATACATACGGTGCAACAACAATGGATGAACCTGTTGTAGAAAGCAACGATAGTCTAGATTTCATACGCAGTTTAGCAGGCATCAAAAGATAAATAATAAAAAGGATTTAAAATGAGTACTGAATTTTTCAAGAAGTATCAAACGCTATTGCTTTCGGAAACAGAAATGTCTGAGATCGCACCCGTCGGAAACCAGGTACAGGTAACGTTTGTTAATAGCGGTACTGGAATTACAGGTCAGGAACAACCACAAATGGTTGAAAAACTTGGTTTAGACATTGGCCCAAGCGGTGCACCAGTTATGTATGTACGTTCACCAACATATGGTGATAAGATGCGAGCTGATTGGGATGCTAGGAACAATCGTTGGATTGTTGATCAAGACTAGTTACAATCCGTAAATGGTAATAAAAGGCGAATTTATTTCGCCTTTTCTTTTGACATCGATAAATATAATAGCATATACTACGTATGTGCAACATGGCAAGCAGTAAACATTATGGCACATTTTAAAAGGAAAAAACTATCATGGCTATGACTTTAGCGGAAATCCGCGCAAAACTACAAGCATCAGAAAACCGCGGCAGCGGCAATTCACAAACAGGTGGCGACAACGCCATTTATCCACATTGGAATATTGCAGAAGGCACAACTTCACGCATTAGATTCCTCCCAGACGGTAATAACAAAAACAGTTTCTTTTGGGTCGAGCGAGCAATGATTCGTTTGCCATTCGCTGGTATTAAAGGCCAGTCGGACAGTAAACCGGTTGTTGTGCAGGTCCCTTGTATGGAAATGTATGGAGCGGCTTGCCCAATCCTTGCAGAAGTCCGTCCTTGGTTTAAAGATCCTTCATTGGAAGAAATGGGTCGTAAGTATTGGAAGAAGAAGTCATATTTGTTCCAGGGCTTTGTTCGTGAAAATGCACTTAGCGATGACAAGACTCCAGAAAATCCAATTCGACGTTTTGTTATTAGTCCACAAATTTTTAATATTATCAAAGCAGCATTGATGGATCCAGAAATGGAAAACTTGCCAACTGACTATCAGTCTGGTCTTGACTTTAACGTTAAGAAAACCAGCAAAGGTGGCTATGCTGACTACAGTACAAGTAACTGGTCACGCAAGGAAACTGCACTTAACGCAGATGAACAAGCAGCCATTGATCAGTTTGGGCTATACAACCTAAGCGACTTCTTGCCTAAAACTCCAACCGATGCTGATCTTAAAGTCATCAAAGAAATGTTTGAAGCAAGTGTAGATGGTCAACCGTACGACCCAGATCGTTGGGCCAACTACTACAAACCAGCTGGATTCCAGGGCGGCAGCAATGCAGGTACTACTGCTCCAGCAGATGCACCAGCAGCAAAGTCTGCACCAGTATCAGCAGCTCCACTGGCTGAAGATGAAGATGATATGCCTGCTCCTACTGCACCTGTTGCAGCACCATCAGCAGCAGAAGCCAAACCTTCAAGCCAACGTGCTGAAGATATTTTGGCAATGATCCGTAATCGTAAAGCGCAGTAATCAGTAACAATAAGTAATAGGGACTTCGGTCCCTATTACCTTCATCTTAGGAATTCAATTATGGGCAAGCCATTTGACGTAAGTAAATTTAGAAAAAGTATTACAAAAAGCATTGACGGTATTTCTTTTGGGTTTAACGATCCTACAGATTGGATCTCAACCAACAATTATGCGCTAAACTATTTGATTAGTGGGGACTTTAACAAAGGTGTACCATTGGGTAAAGTAACCGTATTTGCCGGTGAGTCGGGCGCCGGTAAATCATTTATCTGTTCGGGTAACTTGGTATCTAATGCACAGAAGCAAGGCATTTATGTTATCTTAATCGATTCGGAAAATGCACTAGATGAAAAGTGGCTTCACGCACTTGACGTTGATACCAGTGAAGATAAACTTCTTAAACTTAATATGGCTATGATTGACGATGTGGCTAAAATGGTAAGTGAGTTTGTCAAAGAGTATAAAACGATCCCCGAGGCCGAAAGACCTAAAGTATTGTTTGTAGTAGACTCATTGGGTATGTTGTTAACACCCACAGATGTTAATCAATTTGAAGCAGGCGATATGAAAGGTGATATG